CCATTGGCTCAAGAAGGAGATTAAAGCCAAGGAGAGACAGTTAATCGAGATCGAGACTGCAGCAACACATATCACAGCAGTATTGTCACAGGCGAAATCACAATCAACGGAGATGATGTCCAAGCCGGAGAGTTATGCCATCCGAAGTTATGACCTGAAAGTGAAGATCAAGGAAGATACAGATGATCTCATGAAGCAGACAAGAGAAGCGTATCGGATGATAGCAATACTTGAGGACCCAGCACAGCGAGCGATCCTGACTGACTATCACCTGAACGATATCCCTATCAGAATACTAGAGGAGACATATCACTATTCCGATAGGCAGATATATAACATCCGCCACGCAGGATACCAAAACATTTCCGACAATTTCCGATTGTGATTCTGTAAAATAGTATCGTAAAGATATTCCAAGAACGGTTCCATACGTATTTCCTCATCCTAAGAAGAGCACCCACGATCTCCTGGGTGCTTTTCTTGTAGGGACATTGTGGGTTAGTGACAGTCCTCGTAGGGTAGGGGTGGGAACCTGATTGTCACGTTTAGAGGAAAGACATGGCGAACGAGCAAAACCTGCGGACACCTAGCACGAGTGAAGCACGAGAGATGCAAAAGAAGTCCGCAAAGAAAAGACAAGAGAATAGAGTCAAAGAAAGGATCTTCGCAGAGTCTATAAAACAGATGCTTACAGATGATGATTGGGCGGAGATAATCCGGAATGCAATTGACCGGGCAAAGGATTCTGACAAGAGTTTAGAGGTCCTGCGTGATACTATCGGACAGAAACCAAAAGAAGCTGTAGCGATCGAGCAGGAGAAACCTTTCGAGATTGAGATCCGAACAATCGAATGATTATCGAGAGAACAAAAAAGCAGGAACTCTTCATGAACGCCACGCAGACCGAAGTGCTATACGGCGGTGCTGCCGGCGGCGGAAAGAGTTATGCGCAACTGCTGGATGCTCTGATCTATGCATGCAGATATAGGCGGAGCAAACAACTCATACTCCGAAGAACATTTCCGGAGCTAGAGAGATCTCTTATCCGGGTGTCCCGGGAACTGTACCCGAAAGAGCTTGCTTCCTACAATGAGTCAAAGCATGTCTGGAGATTCAAAAACGGATCTCTAATCGAGTTTGGTTATTGTCAGCAGGAATCTGATGTGACGCAATATCAATCGGCAGAATACGATACGATTCGGTTTGACGAGCTTACACACTTCACTGAGTATATGTACCTGTATCTATTCTCCAGGCTGAGAGGTGCAAACACTTTCCCAAAACAGATCAAGTCTTCGACGAACCCTGGCGGCGTAGGTCATGCGTGGGTCAAGGAAAGATTCATTGATCCTGCCCCGCCACTGACTGAGATCAAGTCGAGCGAGGGCACCAGGATCTTTATTCCTGCCAAGGTGCAGGAGAATGTATTCCTGATGGAATCGGATCCTGGTTACATCCGAACCCTGGACAACTTGCCGGAGAATGAACGGAAAGCGCTCAGGGATGGAGAGTGGGATCTGTTCGAAGGGCGGTTCTTCACTGAGTGGGATCCTGCGGTACATGTCCTGAAACCTTTCGTTATTCCAAAAGAGTGGCGAAGGGTTTTCGTGATGGACTATGGACTCGACATGTTGGCCGGTTATTGGATAGCGCTAGATACCATGGGCTACGCTTATGTGTATAGAGAGCTGTACAAGTCAGGCCTGATTATCAGCGATGCTGCAGCACAGATAAAGTCAGCGAACTGCGGGGAAGCTATAGACGATTGGTGCGCCCCTCCGGACCTCTGGAACAGAAGACAAGAAACCGGCAAAAGCGTGGCTGATTGGTTCGCTGAGAATGAGATATATCTCCGTAAGGTCAACAACGGAAGAGAGCAGGGGTGGCTGGATTTGCGGGAGTGGCTGAAGGTTTTCCCAGGCGAAGACGGTATGCCTGCTGCACGGCTGCGGGTGTTTGACTGCTGCAGGAATCTGATCAGGGTGATGCCATCAGTCATCTACGATCCGAAGAATCCGAACGACATTAGCGATGAGCCGCACGAGCTTACTCATGCTCCGGATGCCCTAAGGTATTTCGCAGCATCTAGGCCGATACCTGCATATGTCAAGAAGGAAAAGGACCCGGAGATCTTAACGATAGATAGACAGATAACAAACATTTTCAGCTTTTAAGGAGAGAAACAAATGGTAGTCGCATTTGCCTGCGGGGTGCTTTTTGGAATAGCTATCAGCACAGGGTTTGCGCTCGTGTTCCTGAAGCAGGCGCAGCAGCCTAAGCTGGTCCCTGCGGTGAACCCTCAACAGTCGGAGCAGGACGCATATGAGGAGAGACTGGCAAGGCAGTGGAGGAACCTGGCTGTGTACGATGGCACCGACAAGGGGCAAGAAGAGGTGGATAGATGATTAACGAGATACCTGCTGAGTTTAAAGTAAAGACATCCCCACAAGATGTATGGGCAGAGTATGAGATCGCCAAGAACTATAACTACGGCACCGATGTCGATCTGTACGACAAGGTGAAACTATACGAAAGATTTGTGTCCGGTGACCAATGGCTTGGCGTTAAAGCACCGGACATTGATAAACCGGTTCTTAACTTCCTGGATCGTACAGTGATGTATGAGGTTGCACTGATCGTATCAAACGATATCGGCACATCTGTACAGAGAATGATTGACCAGGATAGCGAGGAATCCCAGGCTATTTCGAAGTACCTTCAGGATGAGATCGAGCGCATCATAGAAGAACGGAACATCAAGTCAAAGCTCCGTGAAAATCTTAGAGACTGCGCTGTTGATGGAGATACGGCCGGGTACATTTATTTCGATGCAGACAAAAACAGGATGGAGTACGAGATCCTCGAAAACACATCTGTTCTCTTTAGCAACCCGTCTGTGTCAGATGTGCAGAGCCAGCCCTACATCATCATCGAGAAGCTAAGAGACCTGCGGGAAGTAAGGCTGTACGCCTACCAGAACGGCGTGCAGGGATGGGACACGATCCAGGCGGATAACCAGCGATCCTACAGAGAGAGCGATCAACCTGTGGGCTATGGCAGAAACACTGTCACCGTGCTTCAGAAGTTCTGGAGAGATGGGGACACCGGCACGATATGGTTTACCGAGTGCACATTGAACCTTACGCTGCGGGGACCCGTGGATACGAGACAGAAGCTGTACCCTATTGCCTGGATGAATTGGCAGAAGGTGAAGGAGTCCTATCACGGGAAGTCGCTTGTGGGTGGAATGATCCCCAACCAGATCGCTGTAAATAGACTGTGGGCAGGAGCACTGTGGCACCTGAGACAACAGGCGTTCCCGAAAGTATTCTATGACAAGAGCAAGATCCCTGAATGGTCGAACATGCCGGGTGCAGCTTACGCTGTAGCCCCTGGAGCTCTTGATCAGACGATTGCAACTTCTTTCGAGTCTCCGAAGATGGACAGCGATGTCAAGGAGATCGTAGAGAAGACAGTATCTATGACCCGTGACTTCATGGGCGTTAACGATGTAGTGCTTGGCAACATCAGTCCGAACAACACATCAGCGATCATAGCGGTACAGAAGAGTACAGCAGCACCGCTTGAGATGCAGAGACTTGCATTCTATCAGTTTGTTGAGGACCTCGTCAGGATCATAGCGGACAATATCGTGCAGTACTACGGGCTCAGAACAGTGAAGATCACTAAGGAATCCGTGGATGCTATGGGCAATAAAGTGAAAGAAGAAGCGGATTATGAGATAGACTTCAACAAGCTGGATTTCGACGAGCTGCGCTTGAGTGTGGATATCGGCGAAGCTTCGTATTGGTCAGAGCTTACACAGCTCCAGACTATGGACAGCCTGTTCCAGAAGGGGCTTATCACGGATGCGCTGCTGTACCTGGACGGGATCCCTGACAAATATATCCCGAACAAAAAGAAGATCATGGACGCTTTGAAGGAACAGCAAGAAATTCAGCAGCAGGCCCAGATCACCGAGGCGCAGGATATTGGCCAGGGAATGGAACAACCGCAGGTACAGAATGCGCAGGAGAAAGTAGAACAGCTTGAGGGGTATATGCAAGATGAAATGTCCACAATGTAACGGACTGCTGCGTGCGATGGAATCCAAAGAGATCGAAAGAGACGGTAAGAAGATCCGCATAATCAAGCTGTACTGCCTGAAACCGGGATGCCCTGCGAATAACGGAGCGCCGGTACACACAGATGAGATCGAGGTAAATAACAATGGCAATGACTGACTACTTAATCGCAGGAGTTCCTGACGATGCACAGAGCAGTAACTTCACAATGGTAGGCATGGGCAATGAAGCTCAGCCTGATATAC